AACGGAACAGAACAACGTAAAACGTGGCAACCTAGTGAGATTATACACCATAAAAATATTGACCCGTTAAATCCATTGAAAGGTAAATCTGTTCTTGAATCGCTTCACATGGATATTTCAAACATAAGAGCGTCAAAAGGTTTTCAAAATGTTTTGTTGACTAAAAAGGGGGCTGTTGGTTTTTATTCAAGTGGTCGAACTGATGGTCAAGGTAATAATTTACCAATGAATGAAGATGATAAAATTGCACTAGGAAAACAAGAAACAAACGAATACGGTATTTTCGACAGCCAAAGTGCTATTAAATTCACTAGCTTTGATGTTAAATGGAATCCAACAAGTTTTCCTGTTAAAGATATGATGACCTTTGAAACTATTTCAGAAGGTATGAAGCGAATTATCGATTCAGTTCAATTAAATGATAATATTTTCAGTAAGGAAAAATCAAAGGTTCAAGCGAATTTACAAGAAGGTTTGAAAATGGCTTATCAAGATGCTATCATTCCATTTTCAAATGATTACTGTAATAACTTTAGTCAAGGATTGAGATTAAAAGAAGGTCATAGAATAGCTTTGAGTTATGACCATATTTCAGCACTTCAAAAAGATGATAAAACAGAAAATGAAGTAAAAGAAATTAAAGCGAGAGCTGTAAAAACTTACTTTGATGCTGGATATTCTAAAGAACAAGCGTTAAAACTTGTTGAAGAAACTGTTTAGCAATACAAATGAATGAAATATGAGTAAACGCTTTCAGCTAATCCTGTGAGAGTGTCTAAAGCATCATCATGTTTGTATTTTCCATCCTTTGTAACTTTGAATAGTTCTGAATACCAATTATCATACTCAATACCTATTGATTTTTTAGGCAAAACGAAGTTATCAATTATAAACTTCTTATTACTTACCATTCGAGTAATTTTATTTGATGTATTTTTAATTGCGTAAATCTCAGTAGATTTATTTACTAAAGGTCTAAGCAATTGAATATACATTGAACCACCCATATTCGATTCGATTACTACTGAATTAGGATTATTTTTATTTAGAATATCCGCTGTTAATTGTGTATTTATCTCAGTACCTTCTTTAGTAAATAATACATCTAAAACATACCATTTCTTTTCAAACAGTCCAGCAACAACACAACAATGCGAATCTGTACCCGTATCAGCAATATCCACAAACGAATGTTTAGCCTCGAATTTATCAGGCAATAAGTCATAGTAAGCGAAATCTTCACGTTGGTAAATCATACCTTCACGCTTAGTAGCGTTCTGCATGTACTGAGTTTCAAATACGTGTGAAGTTTTCGGACTTGTTCTAAGTTCGTTAATTGAATCTAAATTAAACTTCTGCTCCCAAAGTGGCACACCATCACTTGAAATGATTGGATAAACCATGAATTTAGCCTTTTTGGAATCTTTAAAATGTTCCATAAACTCGGCTGTTACATCGGTTACACCCGCCCTTTGTTGTATGTTTATTATTGGTGTATCTTGTGAGTTTTTACGACTTAATACCGTGTTAAAAACAGTTCGCGAAACCTTTTCGTTAATTGCGTTTTCTTCTTGTGCATCATCTGTTTTGTTTAAGTCATCTAGTATAATTGCACCTTCGAAAGTTCGAATATCATTTAAAGTATCTTCATTTAATTGACCAGCACCAAAACCAGTAATTTGACCAAATATAGTAGCCGTTTTCAATCCACCTCCTGATTCAGTACGCCACAAGTTTTTGGAGTTTAAATCTTTTTTCAATCGAACTCCGTACATAATGTAAAAATACGGATGTGTTACTATGTCTCGAATAGATACTGATACTTGCGCTCTTAATTCATCAGATGCTGTAATATACAGCCAGTTAGATGTTGGATTCATTCCAATCCCACGAGCAATAAAATTAACTGCAGAAATTTCAGTCTTTGAAAACCTTGGAGGAATATTAATATTTAGTAGTTCAAGTTGGTAGCTTTCAATTTTATCTAATTCATCACAAATTTCTTCATGATGCCAATTGACTATAATCTTTTGATTCTTTAGAACACGAAACCAAAAACGAGTAGAATACAACAATGAAGCATCACATTTAACGCGTGCAATTGCTAACTGTTCTCTTGTAAGATTGTTGTAATCTATCATACATCATCTAATGAATCAGATGCTTTTTTAAGTTCTTCTTGTGTGAGTGGGTTTAAGTTTAAATCTTTGCCATTTGTTGTAATATCATTCGATTCTTTTAAACCTAATGTTCTAGCAATAATATTCTCTTTAAATGCTCCAACCGTAGCACCTTCCCATTGTTGTTTATGTATAATTAACTCAACTTCGTTTATGACCCGTAAAAAATCGTCACTCGCTTTCTTTTTAAATTCCTTTAACCAAGTATCAGAACAACCAATATAAAGAAACCAACCGGCAAGAGAATAAGGTCTTTGAGTTGGTACTGTTTCAATAGAAGTTCCTGAAAATTCACCTTTGTCGAATGATGATGTTTTTGTTTTTTCCCATGGGTTTTCGTCACACCATTGGAAGTATTCAAAAGCACTTTCTAAAAGCAATTCAGGTGAAGCGAAAAGCTTATCTCTTCCGTGCTTACTTCTAAGTTTCCACCATTGGTTTCCTTCTTGAAAAGCCATACAAATTTATTGAGTTAATACAACGACTGCAACGATTGAGCCGACAATTACTACTACTGCTACTGCAACTAAGAAAGCTATCATAATTTTAATTTTTAGTTTTACCAAAAGTAATTAAAATAAATGAAACAAAAAAAACTTTCATTTTAAGACACTGTTTTCAAATTAGCAAATGCAATAATAATATTTTTAAGTCCTGAATTTTTAAAGTCAATTGAAATCATGTTGTTTTCAAATCCTAAAACTATACCTTGCCCTAAATGATTTTCAACAATGTCACCAATTGAAAAAGATTGCTCAACTTTAATTTCATTATCTTCTTTTTTAATCTTAGCAATAGAAATATTTTTTTTCTCTACAATATCAACTTGAATAGTTGTGAAAGCTCGTTTTCCAGTTAATGAATGGTCAGATACTCTAATTTCTTTACCTTCACTAGATGTAAAGTAAAAAGATGCCCCATTTGTATAACAAGAATTTTTGAAAGTAAAATTTGAGTAACCCAATTCAATTAATCTTGCTTCTGCAATTTCTCTAGTGTATTTAGTGTTTGAAGTAAAAAAATCTTTGTTGAACATATCCTTTGTTTTTAATTATATTCAAATATAGGGTTTATTTTTCAATAATTCGAATTTTTCCGAATTAAATTTAATAAATTATGATGAGTGGTTTTGAAATAAGATGAACGGTAAAACAAAAAAAGCACCGATTAAAGTGCTTTCGTAATTGGTTAATCAATATCCTCTATCGATACATAAGCGATGTGTTCATCTCTAATGTCGTCCTTAATTTGATTCTGTTCATCTTCTGCTAAATCTGCCCATTTAACATTTTCATCAAATCCATAATCAGTTAAATTTATAGTCTGATTAATGTTTAGTTCTATTTTTAATTTTACTTTCATAACTTTTATTTATTAAACCACGTATCCCATTCATTTAGCGTTATTTTCTGCATTTTGTCGGAGTTATCTTCCCAACCACGAATAGAAATCCAATCGTAACCGTTAAATTTTCTCGAACCTGAAAAACCGTATTTTGAGTGAATAAAATCAATTCTTGTATTAATTTTTTTTAAAAACCACTCCTTAAACGTCGGCAACAGTTCCGAGTCTTTTTCTTCCCGAATATCGATATACCAAAATTCGGGGGCTTGTTTTTCAGGTTCTTTAATTTTGCCATTAATTCGAAGTGTAGTTATTTTTGTTAGCTCATCCATTCCAATCTTAACAGCTTTCTCCAACTCCTCCACCCTTTTCTCTAGTTCTTCGATTCTTTCTTTTTTGGTTTTCTTTTCGGGTAGTTCGTTCGGGTCTTTTGGCTGTTTTAGTTTGAATAAATCAATCAATTCTTGTGATTCTACACTAAAACTTTTTTTATCACATTTTGATTTTAGAT